GAAGTTTTGATAATTTTAAACTCACATGTATAGATCAAGCTACAAGATTACAGGGAAACGGTTGGTTATTTATGAATCACGCTGGATATATTAATATTATTCCTAATAATAGAATAGTTAATGATATTATTCTTCTTATAGATTTATGGGAACATGCTTTTATTCCTTCTCATGGTATAAATAAAGAAGATTATATAAGAACTCATATGAATATAATTAACTGGGATACTGTAAATAATAGGCTTACTACTTGAAATCGTTTATTGAATTATTTGAAAAAGCTGATAGTAAACAAAACTTACACTTAACTCATGCAGATGAAGATTTGTATGAGAGAGGTAAAGTAGGAGCTGATTTTGCTATAACAACTTTAGAAGATGTTCTTAATACTCTTGAATCAAACAGTTCTTCTTCTGATAATATAACAGTAAAATGGGATGGCGCACCAGCTTTATTCTGTGGAAATGACCCTGAAGATGGTAAATTTTTTGTTGGAACAAAAGCAGTATTTAATGCAACTCCAAAATTATTTAAATCTATAAAAGATATAGATGATAATGTATCTGGAGGATTAAATTCTAAACTTAAATATGCTCTTAAACATTTAGCTTCTATAGGTATACCAAAAAATACTGTTCTTCAAGGTGATATGATGTTTACTAAAGGAGATCAAAAATATGAAACTATTGATGGGAAGAGATATATTACTATCCATCCAAATACATTAGTATATGCTTTTAATACAGACAGTGAAGTAGGTAAACAAATAAGAAATGCAGATTTAGGAATAGTTTTTCATACTACATATAGAGGAACTAAAAATTTACAAAATTATAGTGCCTCTTTCGGAGCTAATGTAAGTAGACTTAGAAAAGATAGATCAGTTTGGATAGATGATGCATTTTTTAAAAATGTATCAGGAACAGCCACATTTACTAGTAATGAATCAAAAGAATTAAAAAATTTTATTAATAAAGCAAAAAGAAATATAAGTAAAAAATTTGATAATATAGTAACAGTAATGGATATGATTCCTTCATCTGCAATAGGAGCTCATTTAAAAACTTATATAAATTCAAAAGTCAAATCAGGTAAATTAGATATGTCTTTTGATGGATATATAAAATATCTTAGAGGTTATTGGCAAGAAAAGGTAGTAGATAAAGTTAAAACTGAAAAAAGTAAAGATGCTAAAGTTGCTGCTCTTAAACAATTAGAAGTCGAACTTAATAAAATAAAAGTTGATGTTGAAAAATCATTTACTTTTGTAGAAGAAGTTAATAAAGCTAAGTTGTTAATTATAGAAAAATTATCTTCTTTATTAAGTAGCAGAATATTTGTTCTAAAAAAGAATGGAGATTTTATTCCTACTGCCCCTGAAGGATTTGTTGCTATAGGTAAAGATAATCAAGCTGTTAAATTAGTAGATAGACTATCATTTTCTAGATTTAATTTTTCAGACGATTATATAAAAGGATGGCAGAGATAATGAATAGAGAATGTCAAAATTGTGGAAGAGTTCATGAAGGAACTTTAAAAGAAGAATTTAGAGATGGAGATAATAATATTATAGAAGTTATAGTATGTAGTTCTCCTAGATATAAAGAAAATCAATAAAATATTTTAAAATTACTATAATATATATATGATTATCGATTTAGAAATTATAGGTATTACTGATAAGAGAGATGGATTCCTTATCAGAGACGCGATTGAACAAGCTCTCCTTAAGCTTATCCCTAAATATAGAAGATTAATAAGTATAACTGTAGAAATCGCTCTCGATGAAGATATGAGTGAAATAAAAGCTCTAGTTCATGAAGAAGAGAAAGATAATTTTATTATCGCTCTTAATCAAGATGTTCTTAAAGATAAACAAGAATTATTTTCAGTTTTATGTCATGAATGTGTTCATATAAAGCAACACGTTACTGGTGAATATAAACAAATTGATAGTAAAAATGTAATTTTTAAAAATAAAAAATATGCTACTAAAAATATAAAATATTTAGATCTTCCATGGGAAGTAGAAGCTTATGAATTAGAAAAGGAGTTAGTAAATGCTAAAAAAAGTATCTCAAGCTAGAATATTATCTTGGCAAGAATTAGATCAATATTTAAATAATATTGCATCTTATATATTTACATATACAAATAATGAAAAAATAATAAGTTATGTAAATAATAAAGATAGGATTTGTGCCGCTATATTAGCTGAAAAGTTAGGCTATCAACTTTCAGATAAAATACTAGTTAATGATAATCATTTTTCAATATTTGGAGATTGTAATAGAGTTTTGCAAAATAGTTTAAGTGGAGGAAATTTTTGTATATATTTTTTAAGATATGAGATAGAAAGTGAATATATGAAAAATAAAGAACCTTCTTTCTATATTGAAGATATATCTATACCTAATGGAGAAATTGCTCCTAAACTAACTGTTCCTTATGAAAGTAGAGTTTTTAGTTGATTTTAGTATAAAATGATATATAATAAAGTATAATTAAATTAAGGAGTGATATATGACTATGCATTTAGCTAGAGGATTAACTACTACTAGTTCTAGAAAAAGAAAGCAATTTAAGAAACCTGGATGGCAAAAAGTTCAAGCTGATCATGAGGCTTATCTTATTAAAATGGGAGCTCATCCTTCTCAACGTAAAGATAAAAAGTTAACTAGCTCTTATAAACGTACTGAATCTCTTATTAGAGAAGGAAGTGGAATAACTTGTAGTAACTTTGTAGGTTATATAGCCGATAAAAAATCTACTAATACTTATACTGGAGACTTTATAACTGGAATTGCTACTATGCATAAGTCTAATTTAGTTCCTGTAAATAAAAATGCGAATGGAGCTGATTATGCTACTATGCGACGAAGTTAAATTTAAAACTATAATTAATGTAAACTATCATAAAGATATGAATTCAGATATTATTTTTGAATGGATGCAAAAAAATAAAGACAATGTTTTTGTTCAAAAATTAGGCAATATATGGTTAAAAGCTATTATAAGATGTGAACGTGATCGTTCTTTGTTTAGATAAATAATATATGTTAAAATTTACATCATTTAAATTAATGGAAGAATTAGAAGAAATATTACTTCAGGAAGATACTATGAGTTCTGCTGATATAAAATCTATGATATCAAAAAGAATTGAAAAAGCAGATAATAAAACTTTAGAAGTTATTTTATATCAGCTTAAAGAAGAACTTATAGACAGTATGTTAAAAAAATTAGCAGAAAGATCTAAAGGTGCTTTGTTATCAGATCTTCCTTATATTTCTGATATTATAAGAAGACTTCCAGGCTCTGTAATAGAAAAAATTAAATTTCTAAAAGGATGTGTAGAAGGATCTCATTTAGATTTTGGTTCTGTTGTAAGAGATAGTAAAAATAAAAAAGTACTTATATCTGATTATATTAAAGATCCTATGGCTATGCAATTTTGGAAAGCAACTGCAATTAAAAATCCAAAATTTAATTTAGGCGATGCTACTTCTGTTGGACCAGGTGAAGGTTCTATTATTTGTTTAGCTAAAGATACTGGAAAAGCTTTAAAAGGGGATATTAGCTATAAAAATGTTGATATTGAAATTAAAGGACAAGGTGCTAGATGGGGCTCTGCAAGAGTTAAAACTAATAATCCTAGTATGTTTCAAGAAATTCTTTTTAATGCTTTAACTAAAAAATATAACAAATTAAAATCTCCTTTAAATGACAATTGGCCTGAGAAATATCTTTCTACAATTGAAAAATATATTAAAGATAATAAAATATCATATAAAGACTTTAACTCTGCAATGGGAGAAGCTTTTAATTATGTTTATCCTAATGTATCAGGTTCTTTAAGATATTTTAATTCAAATACTTCTATGTTCTCTAATGGAGGAGTTGAGTATGCTGCTGCTTATACAGCAGTTATTGCAGAATATTATAAAAATGCTGATGGATGGGAATCACTAATGCATTTTAATCATCTTAAACCTTCTTTTCCTACTATATCTTTTAGTTCTTATAAAGAAGCTTATGATCTAGTAAAAAGTAAAAAACTATGGCCTGGAATTTGGGCTCCTGGAGGATCTGATGCTAGATCAGCTAACTCCCCTACTTATTCTATACCAGCTTAATAATTAAAAAATTAACTATGAATTCTACTATAATAATAATATAGTAAAATAGGAGTGAATATGTTTTTTTCAACCAAGACTTATGGACCTGAAAGAGGTTTATCTTGTGCTTTCCGTCAACCTAATGCTACTCATTCTCATTGTCATTTATTGCATGGTTATGCTTTGGGTTTTACTTTTAAATTTGGCTGTAAGAGTTTAGATGATAAAAATTGGGTTGTAGATTTCGGAGGTTTAAAACCTCTTAAACAATGGTTAGAGGATACTTTTGATCATACTTTAGCAGTAGATAGCGCTGATCCTCATCTTGATACTTTTAAAGATTTAGAGAAAATAGGATTAGTGGATTTAAGAATATTAAAAGGTGTAGGATGTGAGATGTTTGCTAAACATGCTTATGATGCAGCTGATAAAATAATTACTGATTTAGGATTAGATAAAAGATGTTGGGTTGAAGAAGTAGAATGTAGAGAGCATGGAGCTAATTCAGCTATCTATAGTAAATGGGGTTATTCATCATGGAGTTAATATGCAGATAGCAAATAAAGATCCTAGTAAAGGACATTTTTACGTAAGTATAGTTAAATCTATATTAAGAATTATTGCAGGAGGTTTTTTAATTACTGGTAATTTATTAGTAGCAGGTTCATTGTTTATAATAGCTGAGGCTTTAGGTATAGTAGAGGAAATAGTATGAATGAAAAAGAATATCTCTATTCAGAAATATTTGATTCTATTCAAGGTGAAGGTACTTATACTGGTGTTCATACTTTATGGTTAAGATTCTTTTTATGTAATCTTCAATGTAATGGTTTTGGTCAATTAGATCCTACTAAACCTGAGACTTATGAATTACCTTTTGAATCTTTTGATGCTACTAGCGTTAATAGAGTAGAAGATTTACCTGTATGGGATAAAGGATGTGATAGTTCTTATACTTGGTCTAAGAAATTTAAACATCTTATGGGTAAGAAGAATCCTAAAGAGTTATGTAATAAAGTGGTAGAATATGCTACTAATGAAACTAATCCTGAAGGTAAATTTTTACATCCTATAAGTAAAATGGCTTCTCATATGTGTTTTACTGGAGGAGAACCTCTTATGGCGCATGCGCAAATATGTAGTATAGATATGCTTAGACATTTTTATGAGGAAGATAATATACCTGGTTCTGTTACTTATGAGACTAATGGTACTCAAAAATTAAGACAAGATTTTATAGACTTTTGGAAAGAAGAAGCTCGTAATGAATTATTCTTTTCCCTTAGTCCTAAGTTATGGTCTGTTGCAGGGGAGAAAAGAGAGAAAGCTATAAAACCTGAATTAGTAAGTGTTTATAGAGAATTAACTGATCGAGGTCATCTTAAATTTGTTATGGGATCAAGTAATGAACAATGGGATGAAATGGAAGAAGTATTAGAATTATATAGACAACAAGGAGTAGATTATCCTGTTTATATCATGCCTGTAGGAGCTAGAGAAGAAGAGCAAGTAGATTCAGCAGGTAAAGTAGCAGAGATAGCTTTTAAAAGAGGCTATCATGTAAGTGCAAGAGTACATGTGTACTTATTTGGAAACGCAATTGGAACGTAGAGACCTTCCTCTAAAACTAGGAGTTATTATGAGTGATATAGAAGAAAAAATAATTGGTAAATTAGAAAAAGATTATAAAAGATATTGGGCAGGTGATAATATATCTGACTATCTTGAAGAAGGTGATAAAGAATTATTGATAGAGAATGCAGCAGTTAAATTTGAATCTGTATTACGAAGTTTAATAATTGATACTAAGAATGATCCTAATTCAGAAGGAACTGCTAAAAGATTAGCTAAAATGTATTTTAATGAGATTATGTCAGGTAGATATGAACCTGCTCCTAAAGCTACTTCTTTTCCTAATGTGGGTAATGATGCTTATAAAGGAATGTTAGTTGTAAGATCAGAATTAAAATCTTTATGCTCTCATCATCATCAGCCTGTTACTGGTGTTGCTTATATAGGTATAATACCTGGTGAGAAAGTTATAGGATTATCTAAGTATACTAGAATAGCTCAATGGTGTGCTAGAAGAGGTACTTTACAAGAAGAATTATGTAACGATATTTGTAGAAAAATTCAAGGAGCTACTGATACTGAAAATGTAGGTATCTATATAGGAGCTGTTCATGGATGTTGTGAGAATAGAGGTATTATGGCTAAATCATCTATGACTCAAACTACTGTACTTAAAGGTGAATTTATATCTGATGGAGTTAAGAAAGAATTTTTTGATAATATTAAACTACAACAGGAGTTAGCACGTGATTAAAATTGCTCATGAAGCACCTTTAGATATTTTTAATATAGTATCTAATAAGACTCATTATGATTATTACTTAGTACATTTATTTGATGAGTTACCTGAATATAAGAAATTAGCTATGTCTTCTAATAAAAGAGGAAGAGAGTCTATATTAGATAATTCTATATTTGAATTAGGTACAGCTTTTGATCCTATAAAATATAGATTATATATTGAAAAGATGAAACCTACTTGGTATATTGTACCTGATGCTTTAGAAGATTGTGAAACTACTATAACTCAAATGAGAGATTGGAAATCAGATGGTTATTATGATCATAGTAAATCTATAGGAGTAGTACAAGGTAAAACTTATGATGAAATAGTAGATTGTTATAAGTATATGTCAGAAAATAATGATATGGTAGCTATATCATTTGATTTAAGCTATTATGAAACTAGAGATGATGTACAACAATATAAAACTAAGTTAGAGAAATGGTGTTATGGAAGACAAATGACATTATATGAAATGTATACAACTGGAGTTATTAATAGAAGACAACCTCATCATTTATTAGGATGTAGTCTGCCTCAAGAATTTGCTTTTTATAGACATTGGACATGGATATATTCTTGTGATACTTCTAATCCAGTAGTTGCAGGAATG